AAATTTGATTGTACATACTCCCTTAAAAAATCATCATAAGGTTGTGAGCATTCAGGATAAAACCTGTTTAAAATATATTCAGCCGCTTTAGGTGTGTAGATTACTGCGTGTGTTGTCCATGCCTCTTTTAAACGCCACCAATGCCCTGAATGATGTTTGAGGTTATCCATTACGTTTGCACCTAAATAGAGAACATCCCAATCATCAGGGGCAGTTGAAAGAACTGTATTAAGTTTATCACTTACAAACTTTACATCATCCTCAAAAATCATTGTTGGCTCTGTAACCGTTCTTAACATTGCCTGTTGAGACAGGTTAAAACTCATCATCGGTATTTCATGGTTGATAGCTGCAAAGCGTTCTACTGTCAAGCCTTGCTCTGCAAATTCCTTTTGGGCTAATAACCAACGGTCAGGTCTTTTGTCTAAATTTAAACAAATGGCTTTCATGCTAAATGTAAAGTTATGTAATATTTTATAAACTAAAAAGGGGCAGGTAAAAATACCTACCCCGAATCCTACAACATGAAAACCTATTATGCTCCAATTGTGCCGTAAACAGCCGCTTTTGGTTGGAAAGAAAGAAGTTCAATTCTTGCTTCACCACGATATGTAACCAAGTTTTTAATGAAATCATCTTGGTCTGTTTCTGTGCTACGAACTGTGAATCCGCTTGCTTGTGCAATAGCGAAAGCATCAGTATTCAACACATAGAAACGGCCAGCAGTAACTTGGATATGAGGTACAACCGCAATACCAGCTACACGTACACTTCCATCAGGTGCAATTACTGTACCGCCTGGAACTGAAAAGTCAGAAGGCTTAGTTTTTAAAACGTCTGCCCATGCTTTGTGTGTAGTCAAAATAAGGTTTGCATTTCCTAAACCGAGTGCTGCGTGTTGTGCTATACCATCAACCATTTTAGTAGATGTGTAAGTTTCTGCACTTGACAAAGCAGTTGAACCACTTGCAATAGTATTCAAGAAACGCACGTTAACAGCTTGGTTGAAGTCTTCCACAAGTGATTGAGAAAGATAAGCCTGAAGGAAAGGTAAGTCTTGCAACATTTGGCGGCTCACTTTAGCATAAGCAGCAATGAAAGGCACTGCTACGTTTACCATTGTTACATCGTAATCAATCTGTGCTTTTGCGTTACCTTCTGTTTGCGCTCCGAAAGAACCTTCGCCCACAGGGTCATTACCACGTGGGAATGTTACATTACCTGTGGCAGTTGGGATAATGCGGAACAATTCATACAAACGTGGGTTTGATTGAATAGAACGCATTTGACTGTTAGGAACGTAGCTGATTTGGCTTGTACCTGTCAGACTGGAACTTAATGTCATGTTACCAACTGTTTTAGTAACATTAAAGGCTTGTTCAGCTTTAATCTTATCGAAGTTTTCAGCTACGATGTCGTGAACTGCTTTACCGATAAAATCTGAACGTGTCCAGCCGTTTGTGGCTTCTGCTTCTACATTGGCTTTGAGTGCGTTAGCTTTAGCAGACATTGCATCTACCTGTGATTTCAATTCTTCCAAAGTTTGCCCTTTCTTTTTGGCATCTTCGTTCATTTGCTCAACTTGTGCAGCGTGTTTAGCTTCGATAGCTTTAATTTCGCTGCTAATTTCAGATTTTACACCTGCAACCATTGGGTTCAGTGCATCCTGAATGTCTTTAATTTCTAATGACATGATTATAAATTTTTGATTGTTATTAATGTGATTGCTTCTTTCAGCTTCTTCAAATCTTCCTTATTCGGGTCGAGTGTTTCTTCAACGGGTCGAGTGATTTCGGTTAAATATTGTTTTAGCTGATTGAAGTAAATTTCTAAATTCTCGAACATTTCCTCATTTTCAAATGTTCCTGTTTTGATGGATTTTAGCACAGCATCCATCTTGCTCATTACATCCTCTTGGGTAAGTCCTTTCATACCTGTAAAACGTGCCATTTCATTAGCAGCGAAGGTTACAGTTGAACCTTCCCATAACTTAACCTCTGTGATTTCATTGTAACCTTCTTTCTTGCCTTGCTGAACTGTACGGAATCCAATAGAATGCTCATCCACTACACCATCTTCGTATAACTTTAAAACGTCTTTGCCGTAGCTTGTTTTGCTGATGGTAGATTCAAAGTATAACCCGTAGTTATCTTCTTTTAAAGTCGGCTTACCTAAAGGGTAACGAACATCATGCTGCCAAAGGTGTTTAATTCTTGCACCGTTGTTATTTAGTGAACGCTCAAACGCACCTTTAGTAATTACATCACCGTCTGAATCAATGTTACCAAATACAGAAAAGTAACCTGTTACCGTTCCGCTTTTTTGGTCAACATCCTTTATTTCTGCTTTGATATTCTTTACTTGGTAAAACATAGTTGTAATATTTTCAAAATTGATTGAAACTTTTGTACTTTATGTAAATGCTGTCAACTGCCTCCTAACTAATCTTCCCTGTTCATCTCTTTTATTTGTAATTGCGAAAGTGCAGCGACAACGAATAACATCAACCGCTTTACCTTCGGGGTCATGTGGATGCTCTAATTCACTACCTGAACGGGGGTCAATGAATTTTGCCTCAAAATCAACTACCTGCCCATCTAAATGCCAATGGTCGGCTTTGTCTTTCTGCCCACTAACGGGATTACCACGAGTACGGTTATCTTTTGCAGCTATCCATTGCTTTTGTTTTGCAAACGGGCTTTTTCTTGCACCTACAAATGAACCTGAATGTATTGCTCTACCTACTTCGGTTCTTGCTATAAGTTCGGCTCTGTTTCGGTTTATACCTGTGAGTGTAGTTTCGATATATCGTGCCATGTCGTAATAACCCCACCCTTGTTCAACTGCTTTATTTAAGGCTGCGACAAATAACTCACGGGAGGTTTGTACTATTCTAAAAACTCCCTTATCATAGAAGTTCAGTCCTAAATACTGCATGATTTCCTGAATCCACTCTAAAGAACTTCCTAAACCTTTTTGCGTTCTTAACTCGTTGAAGTTTTGACGGGCATAGGGAACACCTACTTCCCTAACTATTTGAGTGAGTGTGTTTGTAATTTGCGGGCTTGTAAGTAAGTCATTGGTAAATCTTCGTGCCGCTTGTGGGGATTCTTGGTAGGCATTTAAAAACCTTCTTGCATCGGACTGTAAAGCGTTAAAAAACTTAGTCCTGTACTTTGCTATGTAGCGGGCTGCTTTGTTGCGTTCCCTGTTCCAGTATATGCTCCTTTCTCTTGCATTCATTGATAGTTTCTATTATTTGTTTGCTCAAATGCCCTCTTTTTATAATCATTTTCCCAAACTCATTAATGCAGTTTTTTTCTTTTTCGGTTTCGGGGTAAACCCGTTTACTTATCATTTCTGCCAGTTTCTTAATTTCCATTCTCTAAATGAATAACACACATTTGATAGAAAACCATAGCATCTAAATTAGCTACTAAGGTCATGGGTAAATGAACTTCCATCAGTTCAAACCCGTTATAATTAGTCCATATAATCCTTTGTTGGTTGTACATCGGTTTCAATAGGTGCGTTTACATCTTCCAATAGTCCGTAATTACCTGTAATTAAAAACTGCTCATGTTCTGCTTTTCCTGATTCCTCAAATCCTGTAAGCATTCTCAATTCTTTTGCATTGATAGCCCCACGGTCAAACATACCACTCCATACAGTCCACATCTTACTCAAGTCCTCTTGTAATTCAGGAATCGAACTAAAGTCAAAATCAACCACACCGTTTTTAAATGCAGGTGCTAAAACTCTGTTTAATTCATCCCTTAATGAGTTACACATCGGCATCACTAAATCCGTTACGAATTTCTTTTGCGCCCACTCTTTGTTGCTGAAACTTTGACCTGCTATTAATACGTCAGGGTCAATGCCTAATGCTAAGGATATACGTTCTAAGGTTACTTGCTGGCTCTTTAATAACTCCATGTCTACGCTGTCCTTCCCAATGTCTAAATAGCCCCATTTGCCCTGTAAGGAAGCCACAGCAGCTTTCATGTCTTTGTTGTTAATCTTCCTGTCAATTACTCCTTTTATTTGCGTAGCTTGTTCAGGAGTTAAGTCGGTGTATGTTTCGTTATAAAGAACACCCTTTGCGCCTCCGTTTTGGAACATAGCCACAGCAGCTTCCATTGCATCGTTATCCTGTTGTAACCTTCTTTTAAGTGGGCTTAACGGGTCAAAACCTCTCATGTGCGTTCTTTCGTAAGCATCAAATTCGGGGTTAAATGTTTTCCAATGAATTACGTCTTCTTTAGGGATTGATATTTGTGTTCCGTTAGCATCGAATATGTAACCTAAAATGCCGTACAAATCCTGCGGGTCAGGAACTAAC